ACTCTGCCCGTTGTTTTTTCTGCTGGGCCAGCATCTCCATGTGTCGCTTGCGTTTTGCTGCTTGGTCAGCCTTGGCTTTCACATAGGTTGTGTGAAGAGCCGGATCGACCACTATGAGCATATTCTCGAGATCCTTCTCGTACCTTTCCTGTTGCCTACGCATCATAGAAATTTTGAGCAGATCACTATGGCTGACATTAACAAACTTTTCTCTTTCGTTTTTCTCAAGATCATCTAAACCCTGACCAAAATCAAGGATGGCAGACATGACTCGCTGCGCCCCGCCTTGAGCTTCACTGGCAGTCTCTATTAATTTGCCGATTTGGTTCAGGATTGCCGCAGCCGCAGCTACGCTTTCGATAATCATGGCTCACCTCCGGCTATGGTTTGCGAGACATATAGGCGGTAGCGCCGAAATAAAGACCTATAATTGAAGCTTGGCTAAGAAATAACATATCACTTAATGATGAAAGGGTTGAAAGCCTGTCTTCTGGGACAAACGGCATTAAAGGCAACAATGAATACGCAACCATAGAAGCCATAGCTACCCAAGCAATCCTGCGCTGGGAGTCTTGCTTTTCTTCTCTAAGGTCTAATTCGATCATTTGAGTAGCCCGTTCTAACTCTTCATCGCTAACGGTTCCATCATTATCTATATCGTACTTAGCCCATACAGAGTCTTGTTGTAGCTTTTTTGAACTCACTTATCTTCAACACCTTGATTCCGATAGTATTTAATATACTCATCCCATCGGACAAAGCGTTTCTCCTCCATTATATAAAACAAAGCGTTGTATACACTCATCACTAATCCCAAAACTTTTGATTTGCTCCAGCCATAACCGGCTTGCAATAAGCCGTTATCTTTTGCTGCTTAACTCCGCCTCTGCAAATAGCGTCTCTACAATTATGCTCAATCCAGTAAGCAAACTGCTGGCAACGATGAATGTCTTTAAACAACATACTCTCTGCGCCATCAACAACATTGCCTTCTACGACTGTTATTAGCATAAATGCTAGAATTGCACCTTTCATCGGTCATAGGAATTTGGTGGCAAAAATGCTAGCAGCTATGAATGGGTATACTCCCCATATAAGCATCTCTAAACGCTTAAACTTTTCTGAGCCTTCATCAAGACGCTTCTCAATATACTCATATCGAATGGCGCATTCTCTTTGATGCGTCTTTATTTCAGACAAAGCATCCTGCGATTTAGGAGTAGCAGTTTTGTTTTTAGCAGTAGCCTTTTTTGCTGGCATTAGTCTGATCTTTTCACGAACTTAATTGGAGTAACAGTCGAGCCTTCCTTAGCTTTGCCAATGTTTAAAGCAATAGTTTCAAGGATGGGATAGATGTACTTACCCATAAACTCATTGTCTTTAGGGGTAGGCGTAACTGCACATATCGCACTGCTCACTGTCACAAAAAGGCTCGCATAGATTAAGATATCAGCGATAAAGTCCATTACTGTTGCTCCGCATTGGCTGCTTCTAGCTGCTGTGAATACCAATTAAATGCCGCTACATAAGTATCAAGCTGCTTTTGGTTTGCATTGATTACATTGGTGATCTGACCAATCTCTTCTCTAAGCTCCTCCATACGAGCAGTTAACATCTCAGGATTAGGGGGAAGCTGAACAACCTCTTCTTCTGGGGCCGTAACTGTAACTGTGTCTTCTTTAGTGTCTTGTTCCATCTTCCTTTACCTTCCATACATTTAAATTTGCAGCGACTGTGCGCCGTTCTCCATCACCCTCAAAAGGGTAAACCATATGTGTTAACCAACTAGGAAACATTAATAGCTTTCCTACCTCTGGCTTGACAATAAAGCTCTGCGGGGGCGCTAACCGTTCCACATCTAATAAACTGTTTCGACCATAGCTAAAAGCAAGGCAACCATCCGCATTACCACTGGAATTATACAGGCTGTATTCAGGACTTCCCGCTGTAGGCTGATCTAGGATTTGTTGCGGTACTTTTGTCCATGTGGTGCAGGAGACTCCCATAATCGTTTTAGTACCATGATCGTGTATAGGATTGTAGTCGCCCATATAAGAATGAACACTCCAAAGCTCATCAGTCATTACCTCCCGATTACCTTCTAAGGGATTGCCAGATGCAGCACAGAACTGCTTTACATAGTCCATCGCCAACCCTTGAATCATTATGTTGAAGTCTTTCATTTCTTCACAAAGATGATCCATCGTAAGCTGCTGTCCGTGGCCTATCTGACCTACTAACGTACCCGCATGACTCTTACGCTCTTCGGCAACCATCAGCTTATCGAGATAAGTATTCAGATCACCCACCATGTTCTCAGGCAGCTGAGTCTCTAGCATAAAGACTGCTGGAAGCGTATGAAAATTATAAGGTTGCGGTTCCATTAACTAGGGATAGCGTAGCTGTCATCACGCACAGGGTCTTTAGGCGGGTTAGTAATCACAGAATCGTATTGACTAGCAAATATGACATCCCAATGCGCTATTGGGCAAAGATCTTCAAGTTCTTTCTTAGTCCAATCAGCGGCTGCTTTAGGAGTAAAATTATTAATTGTTTCATCTCCATCAGGAAGATATTTTACTTCAACAGCATGAACAATAGCTCTTTTAGTATTTGTATAATAATCAGCTTTGCCTTCAGTACCTTGCTCGTACTGCATTTCAAACTCCCATCGTGTTACCTTTCCATCCTCAGAATAAGGAACTGCGGAAGTTAAAGTTTTCTTTATTGCCATTGCTTTTGTCTCCTATTCGCAATTACAGTTGTTAAGTTTTTCAGTTAACTCATCTACCTTTTCAGATAACTGCTGTACGGCTTTTACCATTATCGGCATTAAAGCACCCTCACCAATTCGTTGCCTTTTATCTTCACCAGACTCAGACCACATATCAAAACCTTCCTTCAGGTCAGACGTTTTATCAATCAGCTCTTTAACTTCTTGAGCAACAAATCCATGATTATATTTGCCATTCATTACCCGCTCTTCAGAGTCAGGCTTATGAGTTTCCATGTCTTCAGGAATGTCTTTTTCTTTTTTCCAAAGATAGGTAACAGGGCGTAGTCCGTTTATAAACTCAAGACCTACTTTTTCATCCTGAATATCTTCTTTAAGGCGAATATCTGAAGGGGCTGTTATTGAAGTTGCACCAAAAGCGATGTTGCTGTCATTTGTGCCACCTCCAAATGTAAAGTTACTATTGCCTGTACACTGCACGTTATACCCAATAGCAATTTGGGATTCTCCAGCGTCAGTGCTTACTCTGGAGTAATTACCCACTATTACATTGTAAAGACCCGTTGTTAAATTAACGCTGTAAGAACCTGCATCAAACCCTACAAGGACATTGTTTGCTCCAGTGGTAATAAGATCTCCACAAAAAGCTCCAACAGTAATGTTATTTGAAGCTGTTACTGCTGATGAAAAACTACCATAGCCCAATGCGGTGTTATAACTACCTGTACTTACCGCACTCATAGCAGCACCACCAACCCCTGTATTACCGGATCCAGTAGTAACCGCGTCACCTACCACATCACCAATAAATGTGCAGTATTGCGCCGTAGACACCGCATCGCCTACCGCATAACCAAGGCCTACGTTATAGCTACCACTACCTACTTGGGTGTCAAAAGCATAGTTTCCAACAGCGACATTTCGGCCACCTGTTGTATTGTCATTAAGTGTGCTATATCCGATAGCAAGATTGTTAGCCCCTGTAGTGTTTGCTGCAAGCGCACCGCCACCTAGCGCATTATTTTGCGCCCCACTGGTGTTGGCTCCTAAAGCTGAAGTTCCCACTGCCACGTTGTTTGAGGCGGTGGTCGCTGCATCTAATGCAAACGACCCGATTGCGACATTAGAATTTCCTGTGGTTATTGCACCTCCTGCCAAATAACCCAACCCAATATTGTAATACCCAGTGGTGTTATCTTGCAGAGCCTGTGTACCAACTGCGGTGTTTTCATCGTTTGTGCATTCTTCTAAAGCGTGATATCCGATTGCTACGTTTCTTGAACTTGTTGTTACATGAGATAAAGCAGAAGAACCCATAGCTGTGTTTTGCGGGCCTGTCGTTATAGCTAAACCAGCATTCATCCCAACTGCGGTGTTGTCACTAGCAGTAGTCATCGCGAGTAGTGCTTGAGTACCTATAGCCGTATTTTGATTTCCTGTCGTAGCAGCCGTTAATGCGTTATAGCCAATAGCTGTACTGTTATTGCCCGTGGTGTTCGCGTCTAATGCGGCATAGCCAACGGCAACATGGCCCGTACCCGTGGTGTTGGCATAAAGTGCAACATGACCTATGCCAACATTTCCTGTCGCAGTATTAGAGTACAGTGCTGCATTACCCATAGCTACGTTGTACTGTCCAGTAGTGACTGCCTGTAATGCTTCTGTTCCAACAACAGTGTTGCCATTACCAGTAGTGACTGCCTTACCAGCGTTATATCCGAGATATACAGCATTAGTCCCAGTGGTGTTCGCCAACCCCGCATACCTTCCTAAAGCGGTGTTATAACTAGCCGTGCTGTTACTTAACGCTGCGTAACCTATAGCCGTAACATAATCGTTTGCCGTAGCTGCATCTTGTGCAGCAACCCCTACTACAGTGTTTTGTCCACCTGTCTGATTAGCTCCTAGCGCATCATATCCAACCGCCACGTTGTCTGCACCAGTGGTATTAGCATCTAGTGCATTCTTACCAACTGCGGCATTGTTTGCACCTGTGGTGTTGGCCGTAAGAGCAGCATATCCAATCGCTGTGTTGCCGGTAGCGGTGGTGTTAGCTGAAAGAGCAACAGAACCAACTGCCGTATTTTCCGCTCCCGTTGTAATCGCATCGCCTGCAAAGCCTCCTACTAATATATTCTCACTACCCGTTGTAATAGAAGTCCCTGCACTAATACCAATACCTACGTTGTAATTTGCAGTAGTGTTTGCATCTAAAGCATTATGTCCAACCGCTACGTTGCCTGTGCCGGTACTATTAGCGCGTAATGCGTCATATCCAACCGCTGTGTTGCTTGCACCGTTATTCAGGTATAAAGCCTGCTCTCCAATCGCAACACTTTGAGTCCCTGTAGTATTAGTAAACAATGCATTTACGCCAATTCCCGTGTTGCTTGCACCAGTCGTGTTTGAGCTTAACGAGTTCATTCCCATTGCGGTATTACTAGAAGCCGTAGTATTCGCATCTAATGCGTTTGCTCCAATAGCAGTGTTAAAGGCTCCTGTGGTTGTTGCCCCACCAGCGTTGTCGCCAACAAACGTGTTGTCAGAACCGCTTGTAAGCGCATCACCCGCAGCCTCACCGATAGCTACGTTATCTGTGCCTGTAGTCAGCCCTGTGCCAAACGCACCTGAACCAAGTCCTACGTTGCCTGTACCGCCTAGTACATCGAGTACATCTGTAACCGCTGCACCAGAACCGCCACCGTCAGTAGCGACCATACGGATACCGCCATTTGGTATGACCACATTTGCGCCTGTTCCTGCGGTTAATGTGACTGTATCGCCAGCGGAGTTCTGAACTACCCAGACGTTAGAAAGAGTATTTGGAGCTAACGTGACCGTACAAGCCTGTGAGAGAGATCCTGTAAGGGTAAGAGCCATCGAGCGAAATGCATCACTAGTTCCATCCTGCATCGTAATGGTGGCGGTACTAGCGTCCGAAAGAGCCTCGCTTGCTGCCCCAAACTTTTCAGCGATTAGCTCCAAATTTGTATTTGTACTTGTTCCCCAAGTTCCTGATTCATCGCCAGTGGCGATTTCCTTTAATCTTAGGTCATTAACGTAAGTTGCCATTTATGCTACCTCTTTCCAATTAGGCGTTTGACTGTCGTCAATAGCCGTCCAGTTTGGTGTTTGACTTGTGCTAACCCCTGACCAGCTTGCTGTTTGACTGTCGTCAACCAAGCTCCAGACAAGGGGAGTTGTTGTTGAAACCGTGACCGAATTTCCTGTGACTCCAACAATCGAGTCACCGTTGATACTAACGCTTGCTGTAGACGCGACAAGCTCTGTACTGGTGACAGGAATCGTATTGCTTGTAATCGCCGTAACGCTGCCAACAGATACCGTTGCAGAACTTCCTGTAGGGGATACTGTCGCTGTCCCTGTAACTGTAACCGATCCCAGCCCAACTGTACCCGCATTACCACTTGGCGATACATTTGCATCAGCCGATACCGAAACCGATCCAACGGATGCTGTAGCCGCGTTTCCGCTTGGTGATACATTTGCCGTACCCGAGACACTAACCGAACCAACGCTCCCAGTAACAGAATTACCAGAAGGAGAGACATTCGCATCAGCGGATACAGATACTGAGCCGACAGAGACTGTTGCCGAGTTGCCAGTAAGCGTAACATTTGCATCCGCGCTGACCGAGACAGAGCCGACAGACGTTGTACTAGCCGGGAATGCAGACCCATTGCCCCACGTTCCATCGCCCCATCCGTGAGAGGACGAATTCCATCCATCAAATGCAACTTTGACATCTGCCACATTATGCCTTACGCAATCCTAATTATAGCGTTACTCGCATCCGGTGTTGGAAATGCAATAGTAAAGTCACCACTTGTTGAAGTTTTGTCTGCGCCAAAGTCTAATACAACTACTGCCCTGTTAGCTGATCCTGCTGTAGTAGAGGAGTTATAAATTAATGCTCCTCTTGCAGTAATCGAGCTGCTTGACCAAGTGCTGTCAGAAAAATCTGTTAACGCTGTAGTTCCTGAAGTAGTCGGATCTACATTGGTAAGCGTATTACCGCCAGCCGTGTAGCCCGTACCAGTAGCAGACACCTCATTAGTAGTCGCATAAGCGGTAGTAGATGCCGACATCGTTGCGCTACTTGTATACAAAGCAATCTTAAAGGTATTGCCTGTGCCTGTTGTAGTAGTCGTTCCTCCACCAGAGCCATTATGGAAATTATGAATTCCCTGTAAAAGCTCAGATTTAAACGAGGTCGCCACAGCTTGGGTGATCGCCATTATAGTCTCCTTAAAATATCGGCCATGTCTTTTTGATTATTCATTTCCAGTTCGGCAATTAAAGTCGTTCTATCGCTCTTTACAGCCTCATCCATATAGTACTTAACCACATGACGAACCTGTTCTTTAAAAGCTTCTGCCTGTTCTTTGATTAGCGGATGACTGTTTGATCCTACAGAAACAATTGTATTTGTCGCTCTTTCAGCCCAATGCTCAATAGGGAGTCCAGCGTTGTTAGTTGTAACAACATTAACATTCCCAACTTCTCCTACACCTACATCCATCATTGTCTTGCTTGCCTCACTGATCCAGATCTATAACTATCGGTAGTACTATACCCTTCCCCAAGAATTTTAAGCTTACCTAGAGCGTCCTCATATCTAGACATATACAAATTAAGCATATCCGGGTCACCCTTCAAAAAGGTGTATGACTCGACCAAGCAACCATATAGCAATGTGCTTTCAGCGTTGTCTCCAAGCCAACTAGTACCATCACCGGACGCTGTAATAGACTCTGGCTTATAAAAATAATGAAGTTCTGCCGTTAAGTTTGAGCTAGGCGTTGGCCCTAAAATAAAACTATTTTCGTCAAACACAGCATAATGTTTTGGCACACCTTCTGTCGTGCCTACTGGATAAGCCTCTCTTATAAAACTGACATCTTTGAATAAAAGAAATTCGTAGCCGCTATTGTCTACAGCAAGAGAATACGGAGCCAAGAAATCTGAGGGCATACTAAGATAAGCGGTTCCATCAGTAGTTGTGCCTGTAACGTTTTTGCGGAAATCAGGAAGCTGTATTGTTTTTAATATTCTATCTTCAGCTTGCTTAACAATAACGCCTAGATTATTGACAAACGTAGTTTCAGTTGTCTCTAGGTAGTCCTGAATCGCACTCTTTAATGTTGTATATGTCCACGCCATTAGCTTGTTGTCACCGTTACTCTTCCTAATTTAGCTTCTATATCAAGACCAACCGTCCTGCTACCAAGAGAAGTGACTCCTCCGCCAACAGGATTCCAAGCAAAAAGCCTTCTACTTTCATCAAGAGATTGATCTGGTCGCGGATTCCTTAACGCTTGAGGATCATCCATACGGATCTTTCCAAGCTGTAATTGCGGTTGATCTTCATCTAATACATCTTTACCAACCAACAGCCCTGTCGGTCTTTGATTCTCGATCTGAGGAACAAGGTCTTTTTTTGCGTACCGAAAACCTGTTCGATCACAGTAGCCAAAAGCATATTTTCCAGCAGCAAAGCTTGTCATACTGTTGCATAGCCTCCCGGTGAAATATACAAAGATGCTTTTCCTCTATCGGCATCGGCAGCTTCAACCCACTGCTCTTCATAATCTGCTTTTAAGAAAGTGCTTCTATTGGTGTCTGGCCCATACTTAATACTTAGCTTGTAAGCCAAACCGGCAACCAAGCAAGGAAGGAATCTAGATGGAACATCCATGTTGTTGGAGGCAGGAGAACCGGCATCCTCGACCCTCTGCATATAATAATAAATGAGCGTATAAGTCTTTTGGCTGTCTGGAGAAGGCCAAAGATTCACAGAAATCGCAGAAGGATCTTTTTCAACGTAATACTGAAGAGGCTTGCTTTGAGTAAGCTTGTTTGAAAGATGAGCGTATTGACTTATAGACATTCTGTTAAGGGTTTGGTCAAACTGATTGCTTACATCATCAGCATCAGTTCTTATAAATGCTTCTACAATATCAAGCACATCACCAGACAAAGTATATCTGCTAGTGCCAGCAGTAAGAGCTTGGCTGCCTTCTTGAACCGTCCACAGGTTTAATCCTCTGTTTTGCCATTCAAGCATTAGCAGATCAATACTTCTTCTCGCTGTACGATAGTCATAGCCGCCTCGAAGCTGAAGCCCAGCCCTTTCAAAAGCCTCTTCAATGGCATCGCCAAGATCTAATGTAAATGCATATGTTCCGCTAGTAGCCATCCTAGATAAACCTACCTCTAGTCTTGCCTTTTATAGCCTTGCCATCAATAGCCCTAACTCTACCGCCAGCTTTTTTCTGAACGGTTGTAGTGTGTGAAGCTGCGGATTCTATTCCTCGCCTAATCATGTCTTTTTTAGCCAGCTCTTTCGCTTCTTCTTCTTTTTCTTTTCTTTCATTTGCTTTCTTATCGTAATGGTCACGGCCAAGAGTTCCGAGAAGATGTTTGTAAGGGCCGGTTCCGGTAGCAATCCCGTAAGCAGGACTTATAGCCGCAAGTATTTTATCTGGCATATTACTTTTTCCTTTTCTTTTTTCTGGACTCAGACAAAGCGATAGCAACAGCTTGCTTTTTGCTTGTTACCTTTTTACCTGAGCTAGATTTAAGCTTTCCCTGTTTATACTCACCCATCACCTTTTTCACTTTACGCTTGGCGGGCGAGCTGGAAGTTTGTTTCTTTTGTTGCGCTCTAGAAATCGTCACTTGACTCTCAAAGAACCTCTGTTCTTTTTCTTAGAAACCACTTTAAGATTTTTCTTCTTATTATTCAAGGCGTTACCGTCTTTATGATGAACATCCTTTCCATCACCTTTGCTAACAGCGCCTGTCTTCAAAAGCTTACGTCGAGCGGCATTTCTACCTGCTCGACGTTTCTTTTGATCTGGCTTTGAGTGAAAGTGCTTGTACTCTTCTTTGTAGTTTCTAGCCATTAGCCTTTAGCTTTTGCTGAAGCCTTTCTTTTTCTCGGAGCCGATTTAGTCTCTGGATCTTTCTTAGCCGCCTTCGTTTCCGTTTTTTTCTTTGCTGGCTCGTCAGCACCTTTTAAAAGCTCCTTTAACTTAGCCTCAGCTTCAGGTTTACGCATTGGATCAAAAACAACAATGTCATATTCGCCATCAGCAGTCTGACCGCTACCATCTTTGTTTTTAGTGCCAATCTGATAAACCTCTTCGCCATCAGCAAAGTTACCATTAACAAACATCTCAAGTTTAGCCATATCGCTTCCTTACTTGCATGACGATTACATATACATCACCACTAGAATGACCAACAGTTGTAAACTGAATATCACCTGTTGTTCCAGTTGCCTCAGTATCTGGTATACCAAATTCTGAAAAGTCCAAAGTGTCAGACCAATCAGCGGCTAACTGCCATGCCAAAACATCTGTTGATGCATTAAAAAATATCTTTACGCCCATACCAATGGTTTGGTAGTAAATCTTTTCAATAACAACAGACGAGCAGGCTTTGCCGCTCATAGGATCATTAGACAAAGCAGACACATCTATTTTGGTAACAGCAGACTCGCCAGTTCCATCACTTACATTTGTAAAACGAAAGATGGCGTTTTTACCGCCATCCTGTATCGTTTGAGTCGCTACCGCATCAGCCATAAATTACTCCCTACGAAGCTACGTCATACCCAGTGATCTCAATCAGGAAGCGTCCTGCCGTATAGGCAGCGTGGCCGGTTCCTTGACCCACTAAGTATAAGTATTGGTCAGCAGCTATAGTGCCGCCAGCAACCATTGTTCCTGCGGAAGCAGCGCCAGCGTTAATGATTTGAGTTTCAGTTAAATCACCAATGGCTGTATCGTTAACACCAGTGCCTTCAGTAGCAGAATATAAGTCTATATCCGTGCCGCCGCCAGCGGGTGTCTCTGTGCAAGTCATAGTTACACCAAATACAACGCCTTGGTTAGCAGTGGTTACTCGGCCAATAAACGCAACTCCATCACCATCTTTACCAATGATGTCGCCAGCAGTGCCGCCATCTCGCAAATCGGTAAGATCGATCATAATTGTCGTCTTAACAATATTTACATTAGTGTCAACATCACTCTTTAAGCGATTAACTTGAGTTACATAAACAGCAGCAGTGCCTTCAATACCAGCACTTGAGGTAGCCTCAGTAGCCATTTTGTCACCACTAGTAACTGTAATAGCACCAGTAGTTGTGTTCTTAGAAACTTGTTGGAACCCATTTTCCGAACGGACTGGGCCTGTAAAAGTAGTCTTAGCCATGTGTGTCTCCTGTCTTGGCTATTGTCTAATGTTCCATGTGGAACAATTAGTCAGGAAAGAAAGGGGGCGCAAAGCACCCCCATATCCGTTAGCTTGATCCGGGTGAACCGTAAATTCCAAGTGGGTCACTTACTCCAAAAGAGTATCGCTCCCTTGCCTTGTATCTCACGTTACCAGTATCGAAGTCTCCGTCCATGCTTGTCTCAAGCGCGGTACGCTCGAAATGCTTCAGACCATTAGGAACATCCGTAATGATGAAAAATGCATTTGAGTCAGTCAGGTAATGATTTACCGCGTATCCTTCAGGGATAGCTCCCATGTTCTGGATAGCGTTAACATCATTGTCTGCTGTAGCAACACGTTGAGTGGATTCCAGCAATCTAGTTGCTGTAAACATCAAAGCGGGCGGAACAATCAAACGACGAGGCCGTGCAGCGATTAACAAACCACGCTCATCAGTGAAAGCAGCAATCGAGATGATTGCATTTTCTAATGATGTCTCGTTAAGGTCTGCGCCAGTCGATGGACGATTCGCATTCGTACCGCCATTTACAAGCGGGTGAGAAGCGCTGAACAAAGCAACACCGTCACCTGAGCTGTAAGCTGTCGTAAAACCGTTGTTAAGAGGATTAACCGACTTAACTTGCTTGGTATACGCCATAGCACGGGCAAGAGCTTTGGTATAACGTGCAGACAGTGAGTCATACAAGTTATCTTCCATCGCTTCTTCCGTAATTGCGAATCCCATAGCAATAGTTTCGTGATTGTATCGTGCAGTGAAAGCTTCTTGCGCTGAATCATAAGAGATTGCAGAACCTTCGTTTTTCACAGGAGCAGCACCAAAGCCGCTCAACTTCACTTCCTCTTCAAAACTACGCTCGGAGCTTTCTGTCTCATAAATGAGTTCATGCTCGTCTTCGTATTTTCCATACTCCAAACCAAAAAGGGCATTAAGTCCCGGCAGGAGTTCTTTAAGCATTTGCGCTCTAGAAATAGCCATTCGTTATTCTCCTTATACGCCTAGCTTGGTTTCGTATGCATGGCTTAGTGGCAAGTATGTCACCAAACAATCTGTATAAGTATCACCAACTGAACTAGTTGGGCCGTCTACAAATTCAACGATACGAAGTGGTAAAGTATTAGTAGTAGCAATAGAACCGCCGTCAAGAGCGTTCTTGCTTCTACCGATTGTGGTTGAACCAGCAGTGCTAACCGCCGAAACATTGTTTCCAAGTCCGGTTTGAGCAATAGCCTCATCACCCTGCATTTGGAATACAAGTTTAGGGTCATCAACAACATATGCCATAATGTCATCTGCTGCTGTAGAAGCCGGGAAAGTCTGGTTAAAAGTTAACTGACTAGTACTTGGATCAGTGTAGGAGCATCCTACAAAGATACCGACAGTGCCAGCTACAACAGAAGTTGTAACCGCCGCTTTCTCTAAAGTACCAGCGGCAACTAGCTTAACGAAATCACCGTAAAAAATTGCTGTACCATAAGCATTGGCAATCTTAATGTGCCGAACTTTACCTGTGTAAGAGCCGCTCGCACTAAGAGTGTTTACTGGTTCAGCGCCCATTGGGGTTGCTGTGGTAGCCATAAATGACCTCCTTTAATTATAGAAACAACCCAGCAACTTGGGTTAGTCTCTACCAAAAGTTGTTCTCGTACTTCTCTCTGGATTTAACAGAGGCATACGAGGGTCGTTTTCGCGCATAAAGTTATTATCAACGGAATCCATCTGGTCATTTGCCATATTCTGGAAATGAGCCTCTCTGGCAGCCATTGTTTCTGCGGGAGCTTTGCATAAAAGCAAACCACCTACCTCAAGATTGCCTTCAAACTTAGAACCAACATCTGGTTGCAGTTTTAGCTCAGGATGGTCTTCGGCCTTACAAGGACTCCAACCTTCTCTAAACATCTGCGAAACATGAGTGTTGTCTGCTTGTCCAAGGATACTGGTTCGTACCCATCGGAAAACCCAACCCTCTTGTGGTTCTGGATCTGGCAGCGTTGAAGCTGGTATCCACTTATCGCTCGGTCTCTCATCCGCTTTACGCGAAGTATTGTTTCTTGGTGTGCGCTCTTCAGACATCAAAAATTCCCCTTAATGAGTTCTTTTGCATACTGTTCATTGGTTAACCCAAGTCGCTTGGCGAGAGCTACCTGAGTGGACGTTAGCTGTACTTTGCGCGGTTTAGCACCATTATTCCTTGCGGAAGGTGCCACCACCGACGAGGGCTGGTTGGCAGTCACAGTCGCGGTACGTCCATCTGTATCGCTTTCATCCTGCCATCCAAAATCTGGGTATGAACCTCTCATACCATTATCCACATACTGGAAGTATTGAGGAGAATTAGGTCTTAACCCATGATCTCTCAACGCCTCCTCATGTAAGCCATAAGCTGTCGCAGTCATTGCTTTATTTTCTGGATTCATAAACCAAGGATTGCGTTCAGCCCAAGCTGACGATTCTGGAGAAGGTTCAGGCGGAGGCACTTCCTGCGAAACCGCTGGTGCTACAGGGGGTTGCGGTTGATACGCTTGCTGTTGAGGGGGTGGTGGTTGCCACTGACCCTGCTGGGGCAAGCTGTCTTCATACCGTTCAGCCTCTGTTAGCTCTGCCTGAGCCTTCATCAATTGTTCCTGAGCAGAGACTACGTTGTCCGTATCCCCCTCTTCATACGCCTTCTTATACTTAGATCTGGCGTTTTCAAGAGTCATTTCAGCTTTCTGCTTAACAGTATTAATCAATGCGCCTTCGCCTCGATTGATTAAAGCTTCATACTCTTTGTTTTTGTTTGCGAGGACTTGAGCGATCTTTACCGCTTCATCTCGCATCCTTTCAGAAGCTTCTCGTTGCCTACGTTCCTCGTTTTGCTCGTAACGCAGCTTATTGATTCGCTTCTTAACTTTTTCGCTATAACCACTTAACTCATCATCTTCATCTTGAGGAGAAGCTGACGATTTTGGTGGTCTTCGGTCTTCAGGCGGCCTGTCATCAACAATTTCGTACTCAACGTCTGAGACCTCTGAGTCCGACTCTTGCTGGCTAACCTCGCCTTTCTTACCAATAGTTGTTTTAACGCCAAAGAATTTCTCTTCAGCACTTGCAGGAGAATCAGTCTCCAGTTCCTGTTGCAGCTCACTCATACCTTAACAATGCCTCTTGGATCTTCAACAACAGCTTCAATGCTATCGTCATTGATTAAACGGAATTCTCGGTCATGCACCTTGAATCTGGTGCCTGAATAAGAACGCATTAATATCCAATCCCCTTCTTTACAGTAGGGGCCAGAAGGGAAACGCTGTGAATCGCTATAAGCATCTGGCCCTAACTTTAGAACAAAGCCTACGATTGATCCCACTTCTTCTTGTTGCAGCGTTTGAACAGCCTTCAGGATTCCTCCATCCGTCTTTTCTTCTGGTTCTGGCAAAGCAATTAACACTTTATACCCTTTCGGGTCAGGTAATTGATTAGCGCTTCGAGCGTCTTCAGCTTCTTGCTTCAAACTCTCTTCTTCGATTGCTAATGTTTCAGCCATTAGTTATACCTTTTGCACTGGAAATTCGCGTCCAGAGTCGCGTTGCACCGCTTATGCGGAGAATTATGCTTTCTCGTACCTTTCTTTTAGGTCGAGAAGTTCTCTCTCAGCTATTGCCAGACCCTGTATGATCCCGCAACACTTAGAGTATTCGCTAAAATCAGAACAACCACCTCCACTGATGTGGTCGCTCATCTCATTCATCTGCGCCCTTATACCCTTTCTAACGGCTTCAAACAAGTTATCTGATACCAGATCACTCATTTCTTAAATCTCGTGCCGTCTGAACGCCAGCCTTAAATCCTTCTATCGTTTCTTTTGAAGAGACTTCTTCTGCTTGTCTTTCGTTTTCCATCACCTGTTTGGCTAGTTCAAGACCAAGCTTGGCTTCTTGCATTTCTTCATTAGACTCAAGTCGATCACGCTCCATCTCTTCCTTAGACATCTCAGCCTCTCTCTTCGCGTCAATCTTAGCCATCTCGATACGCTCTTGCTGATTCATTCTCTCCCTTTCAATAGAAGACTTATCAGCGGTTTTCTGCATATCGATTTGTATTTTAGCCATTTCTGTCTGGGCTTTAGTCTGAGCTTGCTGTTGTTTAATCTGAAGCTCTTGCTGCTGCATCTGGATAACAGGGTCTTGAGCCTGTTCTTGAGCTTGTTTCTGTTGTTGTTGCTGTTGACCCTGCTGAAGGACTTGTTCTGCCGCAGGAGCCACCAATCTGGAGATTCTGTACTCAATATCTTCTGGTAAAGGCTGGTCAGGGGGCGGAAGCTCCACTCCAAGCTGCTTTTCAACCTCTTGACGGTACTTAAACGCCAAATGTTCTTGTATATGGGCAGCCATTTGCGCCATAACCTTCTGAGCATTAGGACTTTTGCCCATAATTTCTTGGATCTGCGGGTCTTGGGCCATTGCCATGTGTGTTTGTATGTGCGCTTCGTGATCTTGGTAGATAAACGCCTTAACCGGCTCTCCATTAATGATATTCATGTTCTCACTAACCGGATCAGTCGGTTTTATTTCATCTTCAAGCGGAACAATCTTGTCTGCGTCCTGAATATTCAGGATTTCCAGCATTTGGCGGTGTAAAAGCGGCAAATCGTACATTTCTGGCGCTTGTTGGGCTAATTGTAGGGCCGCTTGGTACTGCATAATGCGCTGTGCCATCGTTCCGGCGTTAGGATCGCTGACTGGAATGATATCTACGCGATCATCGAAGTCTTGACGGGTTATCGGCTCCTCATCTGGAAGGTAGGGATAAGATGAAGGGCCGAAGTCCCGCACAATATTCGATAAAAGCTTTAATTCTGACCTCATAGAGGCGTGTAAGCGGGCCTGAACCGCACTCATCACCTTCATAGAGCGTTCTAGTATCGCTAAAGTCGTCCCAACAGGGGCTTCAGCGTTCATATCCGCTGCTTTTACGTCAGCAGCAGAGGCAAATCTTCGTCCTTCTTCGACGATATCGCCTAGTAACTGGTATAAAACGGAGCTTGGCTCCTTGTACGGCAAGAAACTGATGTTATCTTTGATCGCTCCACCGGGAACGTCTACATCTCGGAACTCTCCGGGCATGATTGGCGTGTCATCACCCTTGATTCTAAGCCCTCTGGACTTCAAGCCTCCGGGTAAGTTGGATAATGTACCCGCATCAACTAATTGCCTAAGTAGTGAAGTGGCTGATTTAGCCAATCCACCAATCATATGGATCAATCCGAAGCCGTAAAACCCTAATCCGGGCATATACTGGTAATGAACGAAGTGTTCACGCTTTAACTTAGCAGGATCATCCTCGTACCAGTTACGTCTAATCGATAAAATCGTTCGTGAAGACAGGTCAATGCTTACTACATACGGTAACTGTATGCCTGTCTCTTCTCCCTTCTCGGTATCTTCAAAGCCGGGAAGGTCTAGATTGACCTGAACCTCAAGAATAGTGTGCCTCGAGTCAAGATCATAGTTAGCGGAGTCTCCCGTTAACTCATTATATTTTCTTTCAATCTCATCCACATCGGGTGTGGGTGATGGCAAATCAACATCAACATAGAAACCGGATACTTGCAGTTTACGAACATCGTTAGAGCTGCGCTTCATTACATGAGTTGCGCGTTCACAAGTCTCTAGGTCTGACGCTCCATAGCTAACCACAAAGTCTTCTGCCGGGACAAACATACTACAAGGTCTTGCCATATTAGGATCATAGTAAACCTTCCTAAAAGCACTACCCGCCAGTGGTAGAGAGAAAAGCATCTTCTCTGTTTCCGACCTGTACTCGGTCATTTTCTCAGTTAACAGGTAGTTCAAGTAGTCCTGAACACGATGTGCTTGTTTTTCTTTCTCAGTATCTACTACCCCGACAATGCTTGTTTTAACTGGGCCGCCAGCGGGGAAGATTTCCTGAATAGCTTGGGATTGGAAACGTATAACGGATTCTGTTAGCAAGGGGTGAAATACGCCACACGCTCCGTCCCAAGGAGTTGTCCGGTCTTCATGCTTGAGACCCAACAAGTCCAAACCTTCAATATATGCTCTTTCCCAGTCTGAACGGCTTTCTTTGTCAGCTTTATAAGAACCGATCAAATCCTGAGAAATTGAAAAAAGATCTGTATCTTCAATGTACTCCGCTAAATTAGCATCATGCGGAATTCGGCCCATCGGGCCTTCTGGATCAAAATCCAGCAATACGCCACCATCGGGCGTTTCAATCGAAACGGACTCAGGGTTGACAATTTCAACCTCAATTGCATCCTGACCACCCGCAAAGGGATTTGGGCCATCAGGAGTCTGTAAGGGGCGATCTACTGCCACTTAGCCGTTTTTCCTAAAATACTGTGTCCTAGCCGCACCACTGCCTCTAGCAACAGTCTTAGGGACTTTGCCGCCTCCAGCCATTTTTTTCTTTTCAGCCGCTTTTCTTTTGCGTCTTTCTTGAGCTTTAGCAGAAAATCCGGGGGTAATGCTGTCATCACCTTTTACAGAGACTGTGGTTTTACCTCCACCTGCCATCATCTTAGTGCTCATCCTAACCTTGCCGCCACCAGTCATCATCTTTGGACTCATCTTGCTTTTCATCCTGCCACCCGCTGAGTAACCTTTAGTCTTCTTCTTCATCCGAACCCTCTGCATATAAGTTATCAAAAACCTTGTTTACATCCAGCGTGTAGTCTAGGTCTGACTTGCTGTAATGAATATATTGTGATGGCCTAAAGTCTGGCGCACCCTCTCCAACCTCAAACCAAGCAGGATGTGTGACCCTAACACGATTGTTAGGCAGTGCCACGATATTACCTGTCCACTTGCCGGCATCCAATAACTCCATTACATGGGCTTGCTTGTGCTGGGCTGGGTCGTCTGCTATTTCCGAGTCAGTGTAGTCTACCGTGAAGTAATACTTGGCTGGGTAGAACTCGTTATCAATCTTGGCAAGCCAAGGACACGGTGTCGCCCTGTCCAAGACATAGACGCTATGTGTCCTTGACGAGCAATCCCAAGGCTGCGCTGCCCACACCGGCATTGGCTCAGGCCATTCCTGAAGCGGCGTATCTGCCACTAAACCTGTAATCGGCATCCTAGCCCACATGGCACCGCCATGAACGTTAGGCTCGTCCGTGTCATAAGTCTCAGCGCCAGTAAATATCATCTGGAAGCTCAAGCATCGACACGGGATTGATGTAACTGCAATCGCCATTGCATGGATAAACTCGCCATGATACTTCTGGTGATTGTGTGTGTATTCCTTTCTAACCCAGCATTTAAAATGCGGGATATTGCTTTGTAAGAAAGCCATTAGTAGTAATTAGCCTTTCTGTTGTAAAACGGCTCTTCATCCTCATCGGATGTTAATCTTAAAAAACCGCCCTGACGGAATCTAAGCAAAGCTTGAGTAGAAGAGTCTACCAAGTCGTCATGCTCTCCTGCCGGAAAAGCAGCGAATTCCTCGATAACCTCTTCTGCAAATCTGGTTTGAGGAGCCCAGACAATACCACTTGCAAAGAGATCCGCCACGGCGTTAACACGAGCTATCTTATCATTCCCTCTGGAGGGGGTATACTCAGCGACAGGAATGCCCATAGCTCGCAACTCAAAGATCAATGGTGTTCCGGCTGCTTTAGCCTCCACCACAAATGCATCCGGTTCCCAATGTTTATAGAACTCAAATGCGGTCTTCTTTAACTCTGGAAACTCAAGGCGTTCCTTATAAGCATCCATCAGTATTATATTCGGTTGTTGCAGTCCTTCGTCATCCGGCTTGTAAAAGACTCCCCAAGTGGTACAGGCCGAGTAGTCTGCACGTTGGGTCTTTAAGAAAGCCGTATCCCAAGACTGTATAATAAACTCACAGGGAGGCGGGGAATCTTCTTCCCATTCTTTCCACCATTCCCGTTTGACCAGCGCACCCTCTTCGGATGTTGGGTTTTGTTGATACTGCGCGTTCCATTTAGGAGAAGGCAGTTCGTTCCTTAATGAGGTTAATTCCTCTATCGACCAGAACTCAGGCCACAGCGCCTTACCTGAAGGCATAATCGCCGGGAACTCGATTACTTCCCATTCATCGGTGCCAGAGCGTTGAACGGACGATTTAATGATCTGCCCAGTCAAATCCCTTTTGTGCCAGCGAGTCATCACCATAACGATGGCTCCTCCGGGCTGCAAACGCTGCCTAGGGCCGGATGTGTACCATTCATAGACCTTATCAAAAACTGATGGGTCTGCGCTCTGACCCTCCTGCTCGCTATGGGGATCGTCGATTATAAGAAGATCAGCGCCCTTTCCTGTTACCGCACCACCAACACCGATAGCGAAGTACTCGCCACCTTCGTTGGTACTCCATCGGCCAGCAGCCTTGGAGTCAGCCCGTAAGGCAACTTTAGAGAATATGTTCTTGAAATCATCACTATCGACTAGGTTTCTAACCTTTCTACCAAAACCCACACTCAACTCTGCGGTATGTGCCGTCTGTATGATCTTCTTCTCAGGATACTTGCCCAAGAACCAAGCCGGGAGTAGATAGGAAGCAAACTCAGACTTCGTATGCCTAGGCGGCATATTCACGATCAAACGCTTCAATTCACCTCTAGCAACCCTCTCAAAGGCTTCAGCCATGATCTTGTGGTGCCTACCTTCAATAAAAGCGGGCCACACATTCTTAGTGAATCCTAGAAACGAGTCTTTTGCTACTTCTTTCTTCTCAGCCTGTTCTAACTCCTCAATCAAAGAGAGAATTTCTTTCTGCTCTTCTATAGGGAGGTTAGGTATCTTTTTTAAAAGATCAGGATCAATGCGATCTAAAGGCATAGAATCAGCCGTCAAAGTTTCTATAGAACGTCCTCTGGTAAGACGTATTCATTCGTATGATTACGATTGCCCCGGAACCCAGAGGGGCAATCTAGGAGAACATCAGAATCGAAAGCCTTCTATTGATGTTCTCTGTTAACTTTGGTGATTATAGCATGGTGAAGGGGTTGACAAATGATGTCAACAAAAAAGTCGGATTTTTTAGAAAAATTTTTTTGGGGTATGGGACTCCTGACATCATTCAGGGAGAAAAAAGGGAGAAGAGAGGATATGTATTGTCGGACAAATGTAAAAAGTAGGTAATTATTTGAGCGTTTCTCTATATATAGTAGACGGGTAGGCGATGCGCGTTAGGGGGGTGACGGGTCGGATGAT